AAGTGCCAGTACGATACAGCGGGGTGTTGGCAATAATGTTAGTGTTGGCAACCAGACCAACGCACAGCTTATACTGAGCATAGAGCAGGGACATAGCAACGCGGGCGATTTCCTTGCCCATGTCAATGTCGCCCTTCAGCATACGAATAACGTCGATAGCAGTACCAGTGCTGTACACCTTGGGGGTGACAGTGATGGCAGTCTTAGCAACGCCGTCAAGGAAGGTAACATTGCTCATGTAGCTGTTACGCTGGGCGATGGGCAGACCCTTGGTCTCGATTTCGTAGGTCAGAGAATTACCAACGTCAACGGTGTCGATGTTGGCGAACACATTCATAGCCTGAGAGTCAGTCTTAACCATAATACCAAGCAGAGCTTCAGTGAAAATGGCGTTATACATAGACTCAAAGGTGGGGTTGTCAAAAGCATTCAGAATATGGCGGGTCTCGGAAATGTCAGAGATGCCAGCCTTGGCACCGCAGAAAGAAAGGACGGCCTTGCGGGTTTCGTCGTTCTTCTGATTGTAGGCAGCCGCGTCATAGGAGAACTTAGCAACAAGGCCACTGGCACCGTAATCGCGGGACATAGCGGACAGACCAAGCTCAGTCCAATTATCAATAATAGTCTTAGCATCGACATCCTTAGAGATGCCAGCGAAATAACGAAGTTCGTTCATTATATTGAATCCCCCTTTCTAATTAGTCAACAACGGTTGCAACAACCGTGTCGATGAACTGGTAGCCGAACATACCGCCCATGCGGAAATTCTTCTTCGCCAGCATCATAAGAGCAGACTTGGTGCCTTCGGTACGAGTAGCCTTAACAGCGCCCTTGTAAGCACCATTGACAGGCTCGATATACTGACCAGCAGTAAAGGTGCCTTCGATAACGTCGGTAGACAGTTCAAAGTCAAGACCGGGAACCAGCATGATAGCGGTCACGACATCGCCAGCCTGATAAATATACTGGGTGTAGTCGGGCTGACCTTCAGGACGACGACCATCAGCAAGGGTCTCAAAGCCGTCATTGATGATGATAGCCGCACGCAGACCAAGGTCAGCAGTAGCGGGCTGGGAACCGGTATAAACCTGATAGTTGTCAGCAATACCGCTATCAAGCGCCTTCAGCATAACAATGTCGCCAGCGTGCAGGGTCTTACCAGTAGGAACAGAAACCTTCTTAACAAGGTAGTCGGGAACGCGAGGATTAGTCGCGCGGCAAAGATAATTAGCCATAACTAATTCAACATCCTTTCTTTAATTAGCGTACAATAGTGTTGTACTTCTTAGCAATCTTAGCGAGGTCGCTATCATTGCTATCGGTTGCAGCAAAACCAGCGTTAACGCCGGGGAAGCCATAAGAGAACTTAAATTCGTTCTGCGCGGCAAGTTCAGCGAATTCCATGGCGCACTTAGCAATAGCGTTGTCCATTTCTTCACAGGTGCAGGTTTCAGCAAGCTTTTTAAGCTCTGCAACCTTTTCATCGCTGAAGCACTTGGCATACTTGTCGATAGAAGCCATGTTCTTCGCACAAACTTCCTTCTTCTCGTATTCGCCAAGCTTCGCACACTTTTCCTCCAGCTCTGCGCACTTCGCATCAAGCTCCGCACACTTAGCATCGTAATCAGCGCACTTTGCATCCAGTTCGGCACACTTGCCGTCAAGTTCAGCCTGAAGACCAGCGCACTTTTCTTCTGCCGCTGCACAAGCTTCCTCGGAGGCCGTCAGACTGGCGCACTTTTCATCGAATTCAGCACACTTCGCAGTATACTGTTCTTCAAGTTCTGCATACTTCTGTTCAAAGTTTTCCATAGACAGACCAAGTTCGCGATAGTGACGTTCAAGATGCTTCTTAACGTCGCCACTTACAATTCCCATCTGAGATGCGCGGGCAAAAGCAGCCTTAACGCCAGCCACATTAAGAACAAGCTTACCGTCCTTCACCTGATGGTGGGGATACTTCAGTTTTTCGCTTGGAGCATCCTTGTATCCATTTTCAACAACAAGGTACGCTTCCTTAACAAGACTCTCCGTGTTGCTTGCTTCAAGAAGCTTGCCATACAGCGCCTTTCCGGGGTTATCCCAAGAAGTACCTTCGACAGCGGCTTCCTTGCTGTTGTCAATAGTAACATTCACTTCGCGATTTCCTCCTTCTTCAGAATTTTTTATTGCTACGGCAGAACCGTTGCAAACAATAGAATTAACCCATTCACGACCAGCTTCGCCACCGTACATATTATATAAGATGTATTTACCGGTAGGCGGAACGCTTTCTTTGATGGGGTCGGGATTTGCGGCGAAGTATTCTTTCATTTCATTGATAGAACCTTCATACATAACACCAATATCGCAGTTGCTTCTAAGGCTGTTGTACACGACCTTATTCCCACCGCGATTGGTTTCCTGCCGCATTTCAATGCCGTGCTTCATAATATCAAGGACATTTTGCGGAATTTTATAAGACTTCTGCGAAGCAAAACAGAAATACTTATCGTTAGATTCCTTGGCGTAATCGTCATAAGAAAATCTAAGGGACTTTAATCTTGCGCCTTCCATGATTTCCCTAAACTTTTCACCAAGTGCAGTAATGGCAGTAATGCTAAATTCCTTCAGTTTAAGCGTACCATCTTCAAGCTGTTCCGCATCCTTAATAGCAAATTCAACAGAAACCCTAACATCGCCATCACGACGTTTTAGAATTTCTGCAACGTGCGGAAGGAGATTCTTCCACACAACAACGTTAATTCGAAGATACTGTTTGCCGTCACGTTCGACAAGCTTTGCATCTTTCAGACCGCTTTCAGGAACACAGCCAAACGGAAGAATACGGTCGCGCGTAATGCGTTCAGGATATTCTTCACGGAAATGTTCCATGAAGTCATTGTGTTCACCGTCAAGCGGATTCCACTTATTATCAATTACTCCATAAAGCGGTTTGTTGGCAAAGCTTGGAAGCGATTTCCAAACACATTCTTCATCAATGATACATTCATTAGGATTCCAACCAGTATGAAGCGCATCAAGTTCAAAAACAGACACATAAGGGTCTTCGTACAATAACTTCATATAGTCAACTTCATGGGTGAAGTTATCCATTTTGAACACCCCCAGTCGGTTTATTCATAGTCCAAACATCAAGTAACTTCTGAAGCCTATCAGTAAGAATGAAAACCCAAACCACACGGTCTGTCTTAGACGAACGATACGAATACACATATTCAATTCCGTTTTCAGTCAAGAATTCCTTCTGATTCGGGCTTCCACACCGATAAAATTTGAACTTTTCCGAAAGTTCGCCAATGTTTTCGATTCTCATAGCACCCACCAATCCTGCGCCTGCGCGTCCATGTCGTAAAGGCGGTTGCCATACTGTTTCTTCTTATCGACAAGAAGAATGGCGTTAGCTACATACTTGGAATATTCACGGGAAATCGGTGTTAGCAGGTCGTAGACGTTATGATTACCAGCATCCCTTGCATCAAGCTTGACCTTCTGCAAGAAGTCGTTTGTTTCAAGTGTCCATTCATAAAGCTGGTTAATTAGAGCATCGACATCTTCATAGTCTTCATTGGCGCCTTCAACACCAAGATAATTGACATCGTAATTGAAGTTTTCTTCAATGTCATTCACTTGGTCGGCAAGAAGCGGATACGAATGTGCAAGCTGATGATGTACCAATTCTGCAAGCTTCGGCATTGCAAACTTAACGTTCAGAACGGACTTCATTCTATCAAGCTTCTTGTTCATCCAAAAGAACTTCTGACCAAGTCGGTCAAGTTCCATTTTGATTTCATTAGAAATAAGCATTATACATCACCACCTTTATTCGCCGGCATCAATAGATTCATCGCGGGATTCAGACCGCTTACTATCAATTTCTTCTTTCGGTCTACCGCCTTCATTGGAACTCATCGTACTTCCAAGCTGAAGCGGCTTCATCTTATCCTTGATGTTCGTAAGGAAGTTTTCAATAACGTATTCGTTTTCAATTTCGAACGGTTCAAAACCGTAGTGCGACATGACATAAGAAATAGGCGCGTTGGCACCAGAAAGCATTTTCAAAACACGGTCTTGTTCTTCGTCTTCGTACAGCTTATTACCGTGGAACTTAACAATCCAGTCGAACTGCGTGCCACATTCAATGCGAATAAGCCAGTTAACAAGATTCTGCGCACTTGCATACATACCATTGCTGGCGTAAGCAAATAGAGCGCCAGTCGCAAGCTTCAGCGCAGCAGCAGACTTCTGGTCAGAGTTGAACAGCGCGTTCGGAATACCGGAATAGTCATAGAATGACTTATTGGAAATGTTTTCCAGACCTTCCATAACGCTCGTCTGGTCTGCGTTAATAGGTGCTTCGGTGTCAAACGGACTTGCGAACGCAACAAAGTTTTCAGGAAGAACACTTCTGATGCTATCAATAATAGAAGATGCTTCTTTGTATGTAATCTGCATCTTGCCCGTCGTACTATCCGTAGGAATCTTAAACGCAAGAACACGCCAAAGGTCTACAACAGCCTTCTGTTTAATCAAGTCGCGATAACCGATTGCGTCGAGTGCAACACCAGCCGCGCCGACCATAGGCGGAACCTTAATCGGACGATTTACATCAAACAGGAAACACCAGCCATCATACGGCGATACCGGCATATACTGATAAGGCGCAATCGCAGCACGCGAATACTTATGACTTGACACCAATTCTTCACGTTTTCTACAAAACGCTTCATATGCCGCCCACAGTTCAGGAACCTGCGTCTGCTGGAAAGCAAACCTATCAAAATAAGTCAGGTCAACGGAAAACAGGTAGCCAAACGTCCAAGGCGCAGTGATATAGCAAAATTCGGTCGGAAGGTCAATCATATCAAACGTATCACGCGTTCTATTGAACCATACGAATGCTACACCGTCCTTGCACGCCTTATTATCAATCCTGCGAATCTGATATGGAATGTTTAGCTTCCGAAGGAAACTAAGAACCTTGTTGTAGCTTGCCCTAAATTCAGACGACTTCGCCTTTTCAGCAAGGTTTGGCGTCGCACAACGCAAATCATAGTGATATGACTTGATATCAGACAACAAGCTTGCTGCCCTACCATACTGCAAATTTGCATTTTCAAGATAGTGCGAAAGAAGTCTAAGATTTTCTGCGTTCTGTTCTGGATGCTGAAGCCAGTCTTGAAGATTGTCACTTGTTGCAGAACCAGATGTGAACGCAAGGTTTTGCATTAAGCTTTCGCTGAAAATAGGATTGTAGATGCCTTTTTCAGAAAGGGAATATGCAACTGCTTCAAGGTCTTTAATATTAGTGCTGATTTTGTTCGCGAAATACATCGACCCACGGTCACTTCGCATGAAGTCACAGAACTGCTGAATTGATTCAAGCTGTTCTGGCGTTGCGTTTTTGCGCGGACGACCACGCGAACGCTTTTCATCTGCCAAGCAGATTCACCCCTTTCATCTAAAGATTCGTCCGAATTTGTTCCCGACACGCATATTAGAAGAAAGGCTTCTGTTCATGCTTGAAATGGCGGAATACATATCGTCGTCATTCAATCCCTTCAAAAGCTCGGTGTCGAGAAGGGACGCGTAATAGTTTAAGTAAATCAAAGAAACAATTCGGTCTTTCGTCAAACGCTTCGGTTCGACAAGTCGGAAGTTACCACCAACAACATACACAGTAAGCGAAAGCGCTTCATTGATAAGCTGTGTGGTCTGTTCAAACGGAGCAAGCAACCAAGGTCTTCCACCCCAGTCGCCGACTTCGTCTGTGTAAAATCTGAAACCAATGTCCTTCGCGAAGTCCTTTTCAACTTCGTCTGGCTGTTCAAGAAGCTTAATCATGCCAGTCTTTAGCTTATCCTTAAAGATAACCGCCATTTTACTATTCAATTCAGCAGTACCATAGATAGGATAAATGCACGGAATCGCGTTAGGATTGATTGTCTGCTGCATGTATTCTTCATACTTGTGCGCGATTGTTTCGTGATAAGCAACCGTGATTGGCGGATAATCAACTCCGCGGATATCATCGTGAATGACATCGGTCATAATGTTAAAGATAGCATTACCAAGATTTCGGAAGTCCATTACAAGCGTATCCGCTTCAAAGTCCGTCATAATTTGACGAATACGAAGCGCCTGTGCAGGAGCACCGACACCATTGGAAATTTCAGAATATACAATCTGTCGTTCATAGCCTTTTCCGCGCTTTGGGATAAGCCTTGCAACATTGATTGCGGTGTTATCCGAACCGCGCGCGGCAGAAGAAGCCAAGTCAACGCCGACCAATCGTATTTCGCCAGGAAGCTTTGGCATACGATACCTCTGCTTTCCAGAAGCGACTTCTTCGGGACGCTTTGGATAGAACGCCTGCTTCAAAACACGCGCTTTATCAAAATCGTCATAAGAAAAGAAGGCGTTTTCATCAATGCCATAGGGTATATTTTGATACTCGCATTGGAAGGATATTAGGTCAGAACTTTTCCGTTCCGATGCAATTTCACGCGGCGACTTAATACCATGTTCCAAACTTGCCAAATAGTCAAATGCCATGAACACAGTGCTATCCTTGGACTGAATGCCAGTCTTATCACCGTAGATACTAATTACAATCTGTTGAATCGTGTATGGATACCACCAGTTTATTTTAAGCCCAGCAGAACTAATCGAAATCATTTTCGATTCTTCTGTTAGATGGCTGTACTGTGGCAATCGTCTAAATGGCGCAGGTCTAACATAACGCATAGGTGCAATAACCGCATCAAGAAGGTCTTTACGTTTCATACTATTGCATTCTTCACGAATAACACAAGTTGCTCGCTGGCCTCTTGCGTTGTCCGAAAGCGCGACAACTGTAATTTTAGAACCATTAACAAATTCGACAATACGGTTATTTTCATTTATCGTTATCTTTGAAATTTCGCGCTGAATGTTCGGGTAGTCATCGTAAAATCCCTGAATCTTGCCAAGAATAACTCCGGCCTGTCCTTTAGTCGATGAAACAACAATGATTTCGCTTTTAGGGTATAGTGATGCAATGCAAATGGCACCAAGACCAACAATCCACGACTTTGCTGTTGCACGCGATGCTGAAATTGTAATTTCGTCTTTCGCGCCAATCTCGTACAGCATCATTTTCTGATAGTCGTGAAGCGTTTTAACCTGAAAGTAGTGTTCGGCGTACAACTGAATATTTCGCCGATATAGCGTCGCCCAGTCCTTGATTCGCTTCAAGCGGCTTTCGCTAATTTCCGTCTTCTTGATAACACCGCGTGGTCTTTTACGGATATCCGCAGACTTTTCGTTGCTACCAAACGGATTATAGTTAGTCGTGTTTCTCGCCATCGTCATCACCATCAACATCAAGATAGACACCACTGATATCTTCAGGCTTGAAGTCTTCAGCTTCCTTATCCATCTTGTCCATTACGACGCGGAAATCACGCGACATACCAATATAGTTACGAACAGCGCGGTCGTATGTGCGCTTAACATATTCATCAATGCCTTCAACATCCTTGAATAGCTTTTTATTTTCAAGCCATTCAGCAGGGGACATTGTTTCGACATCCTTGAGCCAGACACCAAATGCGGCGGTTGACTTGCTGCTTGTACTTTCCTTCAGCT